GTTCACCCCTACCTATGCGTAACTGTTGTTCGGCCATATCACGCCACTGAGCTTTTGTCAGTCGTTTGCTGCCAGTACCAGGAGCACGGAAATTATTAGTTATACGAGTACCTGTTGCTTGGTTTATCGCAACACCATTACCCTCACCCATATTTTTCAGCATGGCAGCATAATCATCTATGATTTTGTCTTGAGCAGCCGTCACCTCAGCCCCATCGAGTTTATATGGTTCTGGTGCTTTGCGTGGCGTCACATCATTCATATTGCCGGTATCAGTTGAGTTGAACCGGTCAGCCTTAGCTTTCATAGCATCTTCAACATTACGCTTGACCAAAGAATCAGGTGTGGCAAATGTCTCACCGCCAGCTACATCTTGGATAAGTGGTGATGGTTCAGGTGTACGAACAGTTGGTTTTGGCGTTGGTGCCAGCGCCGGTGTTTCACCAGGCAAGCGTGGGGTGACGTCTTGGATAGGTGCACCCTCAACTACTCTAGTTGGGATTTTTATACCTCTGTCAACTACTTCTTGAATTGGGATATCCCTAGCCAGAGATTTAGATGCCATAGAGGCATTTTCAAAAGACTTTAGAGCAGCTTTGCTAGCCTTTCTACCACCAGGTATCATATTCAAAGCTATGATTGCAGCAGTGGGGATAGCTGAATTAACATCTTTGCCAGTAGCGTCTTTAATAGCACCCTTAATATCTTTACCTGTTTCTGCAAAGTTTTGGACTTTATCACTCCCAAACACACGCTTTTGCCAACCAGATGGTTGCCATGAATGCGACCCAGCATTGTCCATAGCCTCTTTGAAGCGAGGATCACCAGATTTAGCTCCCTCTGATCGTAGCTTATCAGCAGCTTGTATTCTTTTGACAGGGGCAACGGCTGTCATAGCCATTTCTACTGGAAGTCGAGCAGATCCTTGTACTGTTTCTTTACCTATATTAAACACCCCAGTTGGTGATAAATTACGCTGTACAAAGTTAGGTTTACTCTGTTTTCCTGGTACAGCCCAACTCCTACCATCATCATTAGGATTTAATGTGTCAAATAACTTCGTACCCCATGCGCGAGTATCTTTTACCTGAGGCTTTTGAGGAGTGTCAGGTTTAGAACTAGCAATTACCTCATTATTCGGTATTTTGACACGATTAGATACCTGCAACGTACCAAAATCAGTCGGTTTCTTGGCAGCACCACTAATAACATCGAGTGTGTTGCTCGCGTTCGTCCTGATGTTTGGCTTGGGTGTTGGCTTGATTACAGTAGGGGCATTTGTTTGCTCTTGCTTCTTTTTCTGGGGTGGGTTATACGACCCATAGGTTTTGCCACCATCAAATGGGTTTAATTGTGCGCCGATACCCCTAAAGAATGAGCCAAAGCCCATATTAGGCTCCTACGCCAGCTAATTTCTTACGAGTGTTATTTATAGTGAATATACCGTTATTCGGGTTGCTACCACCGTCATAATTGACATTTTGCTCAGCAGCACCACTAAAAGCGGTAACAGGAGCAGCTTGGACTTTCACTGGTGAGGCATCATAGCCTCTAACGGGTGCCACGCTGTATTTAGCGACTTCTGGGGTGTATTCACCGGCTTTGTTCATAAGCCTGGTTGCATTACCGGTATCTTCTGCATCAGAATAGAAGCCAGCCATTTCTTTGTAGAGCCGTTGTGCTTCACTGGCGTTATTGCCACGATGAGCAAACTCATTATTCTGCCAAGTTGCCTTATTATCACGGCGTTTGCCATCTAACTCACTCAAGAATGAGCCAATCCCATTATCGAGGCTCGTCTGGTTCTCATTGCGGTTATCAAGCCCTGTGCGGATATCGCTACTGGTGGTGTCACGGACGGCATCGTTTGCCCAACCCTCAGCGCCAGTACCGCGCAAAATCGACAAAAGGCCACCAAGGCCCTTAGCACCGGCTCGGAGTGATGCCATGAGGTTAGAGTCATAATTCAGTTGGTTTGTCTCAGTACCTTTGTCGTATCGACCCTGTTCACCGGCTTGCTGTTCGTTAAATAGAGTTTCAGCGTTGGTATATTTCTGGTTTTCAGCGTCGAGTGCTCGTTGGAGGATACCAGCAAGTGCGTCAATACTACCCTGGGTGTTATTAACCGCAGCTTGGTTAAGAACAGGCTTAGGGGCTGCCTGTACAGGGGCAGGGGCATAGTTGTTACCATTCCTAGTGCTGGTGCCGGAGCCTAATACGTTACCGCTACTGATAGTAGTAGGGTCAGATGTATTTTGCAAGAAGTTAGACGAGTTAGCTGGAGCAGTAAGACCACCTCCGCTTATCCTTATCCCAGTGTTACCACCAGCAACTTCTTTTGCGCTGAAAGTCATACCCATTTTTTATCCCCTTTGAAAGTTTATAAGAGCGTTATACATGACTTTATTGTACAGCTACATAAGCATAAAAGAAACACCAACCCTAGATATTTTTTCTAGGGTTGGAGAACAGAACTAGCGTTTGGACGGAGGTGGTTGGCACCGACGTCCGTCTCTACTTTACGCTAGACTCACTGAATGTGTCAATAAACTCATTAACTGCTTTTGCACCGAACTCTTGGTGGTCGGTAAGCGTGTAGAATGTAAAGGTATTCGCAGGTCGTTTATCCTTGATCTCAGGCACACTAATATCGTATTTGTTGACTTTCGGGAGCAGATTAGCTTTACCCTGCTCTAGCGCATATAGGGTGCAGACAAAATCATGGATGGGATAGCCGTGTTTCCCCATCAAATCGAGCGTAATCTGCTCAAGCCGGGTTCGAGTGATATTAGCCTCTTGTTCGTCGTACTTCCGTATGATTTTCAGCAACTTTTGAGCCAACGCCTTGTCATGGTAGAGAAAAGCTGGCTCTTTTAGCGCAACAATCGTGCCTTTTTCTTTGTCCACCTCTACCTCACCAGCCTCTTGTGCGTCGTATAGTAATAAGTCGATGTCAAGCGGCGACATGGATAGATACGGTATTACATCTTTTAATTTTGTAGCATTAGTTGCTTTAAGCAGAGTTAATAACACGTTGTTCTCCTATTATTTAATGGTATGATAACACACATGAGCGTAAATACATTAGTTAAACATGGTGAAATACACAATATTGATGTACCAGTCACAATATTACCGAAATACACTGATAAAGAGGTGGAATATAACCCTGGACTCGCTCGTGACGATAAAGATAACCTATGGGTGAGTTTACGAGCCTGTACAACTGATTTTAGCAAAATTGATGGGCTTGAGCACCCAGTCAACTATCTCAACCACCTCTATGTTGGGAAACTCAACGAAAAAACCCTTAAAATAGATGGTCTAAAGCTCATCAAAACAGTAAAGCCATATCCAGGGTCGAGTTGGGATATTGAAGATGTCAGGTTATTCTGGCGTAAAGATGGTCTACATGGTATTGGGGTAATACTCCCTGTAGAAAATGGTGAGTATAAAGCTAGGCAAGCAGAAATACTAATAGATTACGAAAAAGGGGCTTACCAACTCATAAAAGACCACGGTAGACCAAAAGGTACTATCGAGAAGAACTGGTCACCACCTGAACATGCTACAGAAGCCTTTGATTTTGCCTATTCGCTGTCCGAAGTAGTCAAAAATGATGAAGTGATTGGCGCTGACGACCATTTAGCTGTCCACAACGGTACGAAACTGCTCAGATATAAAGATGGCTATATACAGTTAGCCCACGTTGTTTGTGGTGTCGGTGGTGAGCGTACTTATGCCCATTTAGCGGTACTTAGAGATAAAAATGGCTATGGTACTCATATGAGCCAATTATTCCACTTCAATGTCGGTTGGCGCGATAAGCTGCGCGAGACAATAGAGTTTGCCTCAGACATGCTATGGTCGGCAGGAAAAGAAGGTGAGGAGTTATTAGTTGGACTTGGTGTCAAGGACGAAGCGACAGGTATCGCTCGTATACCTGTGGATAAGTTCAAATGGGATGAAGCAATCGATATTATGTGGTACAAATGGCGCTGGGTGACTCCACCAAACCGTGAGGAAATTATCGTTCCACGCTCGGATCGACCAGATTGGAAGTAAGCCTGTGCGAACGTCCGTCACGCACACCTCCTAGATGTATGTGGCGTTTATCTGTATGCCTATGACCGAGACTCCCGTATCGGTGGCTGCTGCCGCCGCTGTACAGGCGATACCTATACCCGTAGCAAACCGTTTGCCAACCTGCCCAAATATTAGGGAGACAGGCATTGTTGTTGCAGAGGTGGCTGGAACCGAGATGGTCATCACTGGCACGTCTGTACCGACAGTTGGTGCTGTAGTCTTGTTGTACAATTTGACGTATGCTGCCGTTGCTGTGGGATTGGAGATAGTTATTTCGTAGAGCGTACCTGCGGATGCCTTAACGACAGCCGAGTTTGTCGAGGCTGCTGTTACGACGTTGTACGTTGTGCCAGTTGGGTTCGTAATAGTCACCGTGCCCGAGACGGGCTGAGTTGCACTGACTTGAGCGCCAGGGATCGGCTCAGTAGCGTATGTGCCTTGTACAAATCGCCATGACTGTGTGCCAGAGGTTCGTGCGGTTGCGCGGACTCGGACTCGCTTGAGGGCGTTGACCGATAGCTCCCATCCGTAGGCAGGTTGCGCCGAGAGGTTTCCTGTTGCGGTCTCAATTGTGTTAGCGTTCGTCCTGATGGCTTGTATGCCGAACCAGTTAGATGCACCAGTCGCTTCAAGGCTGCCCTCAAACGTACAGTTGACCGTTGAGAACGTGCCCGTACAAAATGCCATGATATTTGATGCGCGCGATACATCGCCTTCGACTGTACCACCAGCGACGGGTGTGCTGATAGTTGCCTGGATAGCGGTGATGTCACCCGTGATGTCTGGGTAGCTTGCTGGCTTGGACGCTACTTTGAGTCGCCCCTGCTCATCAAGCTTGAGCACGGTATAGTCACCATCATTCGCGGTAGCGGTATCACTATCACTTCTGATACCAAAGAATACGACGCCCTTATCTCCGCTGATGTGCGCGTCATCTTCTGTCTTTGTGAGTGCATCGAGCTTTGTGTTTGTTTCTGCGACTGTTGTATCAAGTGCTAGGTCGCCATTTGACAGTGAAAAATACCTTGGTCCCGTTGACCCCATTCAAAGGTATGTAATTCACCGTGATTGTTTTGCTTGTATTGCGTCTATATGTTCGGTTGCTCATAAGCTCATTATAGCACCGTTAAGGTTGATGTGTTATAGTAAAAGCGCAACAAAAAATACCCTCCTGTTGCACTTGTGTGTGAATACAAAACCTCTAGTTTGCGCTAGGGGTTTTGTTTATACCAGTACGGTTTATGTTCTTATTCACCCACACTTGGTCCTGTATACCGCCCCACTCATACTCTGTCTTGTATAATAGGAAGCCTTTTGACTCCATGAACGCCATCACCTGTTCGTTATTCTTGTGCCCCTCATGGCTCCACGCGCTAAACTCAGGGTGCTCAGTCTCAATGTGAAACACCCGCACGTTATGCAGCTTCTCACCCATGCCGTGCAGCACTTCCCAGCTATACCCCTCACAATCAATTTTCATTATGTCCACTGGTGACGTAGGCATCAGTGAATCCAATCTAGTAACCTTCACCGTTATAATCTCTTTGGCCCAATGCCCCTTAGTCTCCTGGTGCGCCACGTCAAGTGAGCTCATTCCCACCGCGTCCATATTGTCACTCACCACTCGCACAAAGTCACTCGTCCCCTCCCAGTCACTCACCGCCACCTCATGCACCGTCACCTGTGGAAAAGTCTCCCTGATAAGCTGCGCCTGTGGTGGGTTAGGCTCAATACAGGTAATCTCAGCGCTCAGCGCGTTACCGTCAGTCTGTACTCGCTCCGCGAGCTCAGTGGCATCTCGCCCATCTCGTGACCCCACATCCCAAATAACGGGCGTCTGTGTCGTACCAAAGTATTGTTTATACGCGTCAACAGTACTCGTCAGATATTTATTCATGCGTATAGTATACTATGTGTGGCGCTAATGACCACCAATGTACTAGGTGGTCATTTTTGTTAAATATGTTGTAATAAAGGTTCGTTATTTTTTTATAGAAAAATGGGGGTAGGACGTATACGCTCCATTTGCCATGCGTTTGACAGACCCCCCCGTATGTGTCATGCGTGGGTGTGGCTGCGTGGGTGTGTGGGTGCCTGGCTCCGCTCCACATACATATACATTTGACAAGCGTGTATATATATGTTGCCTGGCCGCATCGTGTCGTAAAAGGTATATTGTGCGACATAGAATAACAGGGGTGACGGGTGATTCCAGACCGTATGTTTTCTATATCATTTGACATATCGGTGATTACATTGCAAACAAATGTTACACTGTTACACGGTCAGAGGGTCATACTATATATAAAAGGTATATATTTTTTTTTTTGATTCAAGTGATGCATGCTGTAACACGAGGCTCAGGGGTAGATTTGACAAAGTGATATTATAATGTGACCTCAGTTAATAACCCTATTAGAAAATGTTACAGCTACTTGTCAAAAAAGGGTCATATTTGCATTGTAGGTGTAACATTTTCTAATATTTCTACCTCTGTTACTGTTGTAAAATATGATACGCTAACACCTTACAGGCGTACTTTTCTATTAAATACCTATTTACATATCGAAACCGCTATGCTAGACTGTAGCCAGTGACACATACAGTGACACATAAGCAAACAGCCCGTAAAGGAGCACAAAGCTATGACAACAATCAACATAAAGCATATAACCACAACGGCCGATTCGCTGGTATGCAGTGATACGGTACACGGCGGGGCTAGGGTGGTGTTTTTCTAATGAAATACTACGACATCAATTACACCTCATTATCTGACGGCACTATACTTGTGCAATACCGTAGCCATGATGACGATGACAACAGTATACAGCCAACGTACCAGGCGCTGCGCCGTGATATGGCATCGGCTATAAGCTACATTGACAAGTTAAACGCAAAGGCGGTGAAATAATGCTTTTCATACGCCACTACCAAACACCAAATAAAATAACCATAATTGACAAGAGGGGTAAAAAACTATGACACAATATGACTATTTTGTAGTAGGCTTCGAAATACCCGAAAACTCAAGCGACACAGTGTCCGAAAAAATAACTGTTGAAAAACTACCATTTACAACTGATGTTTATGGTATAGCCCGTATAGAAGGTGGCAAGGCATACCCTGTAATGGTCGATTACTTGGACAGGTGCGATGTTGAGGATAGCGCCATAGGTGCGGTCCTCGAGCAGCTTGAGGCGCTACCTTACGGCGCGAAACACGCGTATGCTGTGGGGCGCAACGGTAGAATACTAATCGAACAGATATAACCATAACACGCCACGCCTGGGGCATTGTACCAGGCAGAAAAGAGATAATCATGGAAAATTTCCACTTAATTGAAGCAAAATACTTTGGACCAACTAACCGCCCCCGTTCACGGGTCAAACTTACAAGCGGCCGCTTTGAACAGAGTGTTACCATCCCTTACAATTACGAATTTAATAACGCCCGCGATATTGCTATCGACTACCTAGAGAAACAGGGCCACAACGTCACCGGCAGCGGTGAAGTAAACGGCCACTATGTCATCGTAGTCGCAGCATCAGATAATCAATTCAAGCCATTAAAAGAGGTCAAATAATATGGAAATTGTAACCCTAGCCCCAAGAGTTTACGAATGCACAGAGTGTGGCAATCAAATAACCACTAAGACAAACCACAGGGGCGATAATATAGAGTTCGACCCTATAGCCTGGTGTTGTGAGTTTTCAGAATATGATAGTTTTGAGCAGTTCCAAAAAGATACGGGCTATACAAAAGACGGCGTGGAGCATGTAGGCTACCCAGATATAGAGACAGTTGATGATTTGCGAGAGCATACCACGGTTCTAATCGAGCTAGATAACGGCGGTATAATCGTGGGGGAGTTTTAACCATGAACCAAAAAGAATACGAGCTTATAGCCTATGTGATACGGGCTAAAAAAGAAAATGCAAAACGGTGCTCTGCGTTTGGCTATTCAGAGGCAGATATCCAAGCAGCGCTGGATGTAATCACCGACTTACAGTGGTTTATGAGCTACGAGCTAGCCAATACTTATAGCAACTTCGACGGCAAGAAGTTTGAGGAGCTATGCAAGCCGTGAGTGCGCTAGATAAACTAGCACTCAATTTTGAGGAGTTACCAGAGCAGAAGCGCAAAATAATTAAAATAGGAGGGCTTAAAATGCCAAAAACAACAAACAACCAAGAAGTAAAGCAAGCGAAAATACGCAGGGTTTACGAAAAGACACGGGGCGAGCATATCAAAGATGTAATCATAGCCGTACTAATAACGGGGGTGATAGTCTTCGTCCTTGGGGTGCGGTATGCAAATAATCAGAACGTGCAACTGACGAACGCCGTACAAGCAGCTCAGACGGCAAAAAAATAGAGGCGGGGCCGGTGGCGCAGCAACCGCCGGCAGTAAAACCGCCAGAGACACCACAAGACTGCTCCGCCGTGAATGGCTACGAGTGGGACACCAAAACAGCGTATGCTATATGTATGGCCGAGAGTAGGGGCAACCACCTCGCGAATAATGCGGGCACGAACAGAGACAATAGCACAGACTATGGGCTTATGCAGATAAATAGCATACACGCCGATATGGTCAGTGGGGATCTCGAAAAACTGTATGACCCAAGAACTAATCTCGATATAGCATACAGACTATACAAGGCAAAAGGGTTCCAGCCCTGGAGCGTATACAATAACGGTAAATATTTAGCATTTCTATAAGGAGAAACGACATGAGGAATAGCAAAACACTAGTAGTAATAGCAGCGGTAATAATTTTGGTAGCATTTTTGGCACTGTTCAATTTTGCACCAGAAGCCACGCCAGAGCCAGAAGCTACCGCCACAGATGATAGCAGCCTGACGGTAGACACCACGCCAGCACTTGAGCTTGAGAGCTACCAAGACACCGTGGACGCTTACGACCTACAGCCAGCAACAATACAATAAGGGGGCACTATGCAGTTATACGAATATCAGCAGCAATATCTGGCGACCATGCCCGAAAGTGGCATCATGCACGCAGACTTGGGGACCGGCAAAACTGCTATGTCACTGATGCACTGGGGGCAGCAACACAAATTATTAGTTGTTGCTCCGGCCAGTAAGATCCGCACCGGTGACTGGCAAGAAGAAGCCGTGGCATGGCTAGGGCATGAACTGGCGGGAGACATCACATATATCAGCTACGAAAGTTTACGCCTGATGGACAAGGATACCAGAAGGCCGCGTTGGTGGAAGTATACCGGTGCTCGGAACGGTGGCATCGTTTACGATATTATTGCGGATGAGTGCCAGAGTATAAAAAACCCTCAGAGCAAGCAAGCCAAAGCAGTGTATGAAATAGTGCAGTCCGGTGGTCAATTCATTGGCCTGAGCGGTACCCCGATGAGCAACGGTTGGATTGATTTTGCAGGCTACTCAAAACTGTTTGGCTTTACTAAAGGCATCACCGAGTTTAAGCAAAAATATTGCAACATCAATACATTCGCAGGGTTCCCACGCATCGTTGGCTACTTCAACACAGAAGAAATGAACCGACAGTGGCATCTTATCTCGCGCTCACTGACGCGCGAACAGGCACATGAGCTACCAGACAGGCAGTTTATCGGTAAGACGATTATGCTGGACCCGAAAGAGCAGAAGGACTACTACAACGCGAAGATTGTCAGAACCACCAAAACTGGTGAGCTGCTCGACAACCCAAGCTTACTACTTAATTATTTGAGGCAAGTTGGGGTAGCAAGTAGGTTGGACGTACTCAGTGACATTTTAGATGATACGAGCGAAAACATCGTAATCTTCTACAACTATATATCTGAGCGCAAGGCGATACTGGAGTACATTGCCAAGTACCATAAGGACAAAAAGGTGCTCCGGTACGACGGTGAGAAACATAGCACCTTGCCAAAGTCAGATGCACAGCTCAAAAATACCGTACTCGTGGCCCACTACAAGAGCGCCAGTACCGGCTTGAACCTGCAATTTGCTACCGTCACCGTGTTTTTCTCACTGACATATTCGTACCAAGAGTTTGAGCAGAGCATTGGCCGGACGCACCGCACCGGACAGACCAAAAAGTGCGTATTCTATATCTTCAAGGCTAAAAACACGGTGGACGAAGATATATACGCAGCACTCAGGGACAAAAAGGACTTTTCCACAGCTTTGTGGGGTTCGACCATTGACAGCTAATTAGTGCTTTTGATAAAATTACTATACTAACGTAAGGAGCGCATAGTGAGAATTAACGTCAACACTGTCCCTAGTGAATACGTTGCTGTATTCGGGACACTACCAAACAAAACTAAGTACATCAAGCGGTGGAAGGACGTTTGGGACGTGGTGTAATGGAAGAAGTAATATTGCGTGTTGGCTTGCCAGTCAAGTGTCGCTTATGTGATACGAAAGGGCGAGTGATACCTCGCACAGACTACGGTGGATGGGCTAGACGCAAGACGGTGGTACGCACATCATGGTATTGCCCAGACCATGCAGGGGCAGTCGAGCGGTTAGCCGACGTACCGGTGGGAGTTATACCAAAAGAGAAAACACAAGCCGACGATTTAACAGAACTAATGAACATGATATAAGGAGCACACACTATGGGATCAACAGAACTACAACGGTTTATCGATAACAAAAGCCTGGTGGCTATCCGTAAGTTTGCGGCAGCCGAAGCGCAGCTCAAAGAGCTAAAAGCCAAGCATGACGAGGTGATTGAACAAGTTAAACAAGCTATGATTGACAATGGTGTTGAGAAGATACAGGGCGAATGGGGCAGTATCACACTGGCCGAGCGCACCACCTATGGCTCTGATGATATCTCTGCTGTTGGGTTAAAGTTCACCAAGCGGGTGCTTGACACCACGAAAGTCAAAGCTGAGGCGACGCTCAAAGGGCATTTGCCAAGTGGTGTATCAGAGAGCAAGACACAATATATCGTCAAGCGATTGAAGGACGTATAATATGGCAAGCGTTGAGGAAGTTTATACTAACCTAGGCGTTATCCACACGGATAATTGCTTAATATGTAAAGAAATAAAGGAGTAAATTGTGGCAAATCAAATAATATCACTGTACCTACCAGATGAGGTAGCCATGCAGCTATCAATCTACTGCAATGAACACGCGAGCAATCGTAGTGCCGTCATTCGCAAAGCAGTTGTTGAGTACCTAGATAGGAAGTCCAAGTGAGCCGCTTAATTTTTATATTGGGTAATCCGGGAAGTGGAAAGTCCTCTGGCCTTCGTAACCTCAAGAAAACAGATGTGAATTATATTAGCGTCAGCGGCAAAGAGTTACCATTCGTGCCTGACTTCACCCCAGTTGTAGCAAAGAGTATTAACGAAATCACGGCTCTTGCGACAAAGGCCAACAAACCGATCGTTGTGGTTGATGACCTAAATTATGTCTTTAACAACGAAACACACAGTGCGAAAGACGAGAAAGACCAGTGGGTAGTTTATCGTAAGATCAAGGATGACTTCTTTGAGCTTATAAATACTATCACCAGCAAGGATACTGACCAGAACTTTTATTTGCTGGCCCACCTTGAGCCGAATGACCAGAACCTCGTCATAATGAAAACGGCCGGTAGCGCAGTCCGTAAGGATATTACGCCAGAAGGCTATAGCAATATTGTGCTTGAGGCTATCAATGACCTTGGGGACTTCGTGTTTAAGGTGAAGTCAGATGGTCTTGGTATCAAGTCACCATTCTTCGGTGACAAACCAATGTTTGATACGCCAACGGTAGCAAACGACATTAAACTAGTGAACGACAAAATTAACGCCTATTACGGCGGAGGGAAGAAATAATGCAGTTAATAATTTGGACAAATATGTGTCGTTCGCTTATGTTTAACGACGTGACTAATTTTAGCTTTCATTCTCAAGGTATTGAGTTCGACTATGTTGGGGGTAGTACAGGTGTAGCCCGTCATGCAAACCTCAATAATACGAGCATGGTTGGCTATGCTACAACTGATATCAAAACTAATCCAAGCAGTAAATAAGGGGAAAAAATAATGGCAAACCTATTCGACGATATACTAAACAACCTAGATAAAGAGCGTTCCGGTGGTCAGGGCCAAGGCTTTGAGTATGGCACCCATACCGTCGCTATCGGGCTCGCTGAAGCGAAAACTGACGCCAAGGGCCGTGACATCATTAAAGTGACTGTCATGGACCCGAATGACAACGACAAAACCGCCGAGGCTACGCTTTGGTTCCACAGTGCCGGTGGTGCAAAGATGAGCGTCGATAAGGTGCTCCGACTGATTGTGCATAATGTCGATGAGAGCAAGAAGCCAAAAGTCAAAGAGCTCGGTGAGAAAATATTTGCTAGTATCACTGACTTCGCTAAGGCCCGAGATGCAGCACTCACACTCATCAATGAGAAGTTGATTGGCAAAGAGGCATATCTCGCAGTCAATCCAAGTGGTAACTACACGACAAGCAAATATGGCGACCTATGGTACTACCCTGCCGAACCGCAGAGCAATACGCGCAGTAGCAAAGTTGCCGGTGAGCCTGTACCGCAAGCTGAGTTACCCGAGGATTGGTAGACTATAGTGACCTGTACCACACTAGGCTGCCAAAACACCGCACTCCGCAATAAGTGGCTTTGCTACTGTCACCAGTTGGCTAGTAGACCACGCTTCGTCACCAATGAAGAAGTGCTGAATGGGTCGGTGGAGTGGGAACCGTTAATTTAACAAACTGGGGTATTTGAATACTGGGCATATGACACAGCTCACAAAGCAGCCCAAAGACGCAATAAAGCCGCTGGGTACAAATACCTTCGAGCATATAAATGTGACCTTGGTGAACACTGGCACGTTACGACACAAGATAAGGAGGTCTCATGACTAAAGCAAAAGACGAGCTGGCCAAGCAACTCAGAGAGGAACTAGCAGAATTAGCGACAAGCCTACAGGGTGATAGCTACTACTCAGTGTTGCCCGATGAACTTGGTGATGAGCATATCAAACCGTTTCTTGACATCATCACCGCTCACACCAACGCTGAAATAGCTAAGGTGCTGGATAGGCTAGAAGCACAATGGGGCAAAACTATAGACAATACACTCGGTAAGCCAATAAGGATTAAGTTTGTTTCCGTATCCGCTATCCAAGCCGAACGAGCAAAATTAAAGGAGGATAAGTAGCAATGAGTAACTTTATACTTGCGGTGCACTACGGCATGGATTACGACCATATTGAATATGTAGAGATGACACAGGGTATACCTATGCGTGTGACCCTGACAAAAGACCCAACTAAGGCTACCTATCGCAGCCTCGATGAAGCTAAGAAATGGGCACGCGAAATACTGAGGAATGGTGAGGGCGTCGGCACATGGAAGATAGACGTTATGCCGCTAGAGGAGGCAACCAAATGACCCAGCCTAACCAGAGTAACCCCACAGAGGAACAAGACAAGCTAGAGTGGTACTCCCGGTATCGTGAGCGTGGTCAAGATGATGATATGGACAGGGCTTTTGACGACATACTTGCCCTAATCCGCACCGAAAAGCTAAAGCTACTAGCAGAGGTGAGGGAGCGAGTGATGGGTGAGGAAGACTTAAAACTGAGTGATATTTATGGCAATGATTGGCGAAACAATTACGGTTATACCGAAGGACAAGTACGAGATGCAGCGAATCACTTGCAACGTAAACAACGTGAATCATTAGCCAAACTGGAGGCAGAGCTATGACAGACACCAATCAAGCTAGTGAGCTATACGAGCTATGTAAGGAAGTGTATGAAAAGACTGGGTGGGAAGATGTAAGAGACTTTTACCACGAAAATGATACTTTTGACGAAGAAACCCAAACTTTCAAGCGTAACGGTATCTTTTCTATAGTTGAGCATAAAAGAGCAGATTATAATACACCCCTCTACACCTCAGACTACCTACTAGAGAAGTTGCAACCTTTCAAAACAGAAGCCAAAGGAAATCGTGGCGACATGATGCCAGTAAACGCTTTTGTATTTGTCAGAGGAGAGAGCAAAAACGAGTTCAGAGCAGGGTATAGATACAACCTTAACGGTGCAAAGTATAGCGACGGAATATACGCCGACACCCCACTAAAAGCCCTGCTAAAACTAACAATAGCCCTCTCAGAGGCAGGAGAATTAAAATGACCAATCAAGCTAGTGAAGATGATGACTTTAGGTGCTGGGATTGTAAATCAGAAAATCTGCCTTATTGTGTAGAATGCTCACCATATTTGCAAGGTGGCGAAAAAGGTACAGACACCAATCAAGCTAGTGAAGTAAAACGCAATTCACTTAACAAGTCAGACATAGATGTTAAGTTAGTGAGGATTGAATCAGATGAGTAAATTACTAATAAATAGGAGATGAATTATGGGATACAGAAGTACATTTATAACCAATGATTTTTACGAAGAAATACCTCAATGGTTTGTAAAGAAATACGAGGGGCAACTTAACTTTGGCGAGAGAGACGGTAAACCAGCAGCAGTCATAGCCTCTAAATGGGAGCGAAAGTTTTACGGTATGGCAGAAGATGAACTGTTTGCGGACATAGCTAAGGTTGCAGGTGAAATTGACATTAGTTTTCCTATTGACGGTGCATTAGTACACGAAGATGGGCTAGTAACGGCTGTACACATTACACCTACTGAAATTAAAGTAGAGCATTTAGATAGTGATGGTATGAACGTGCAGCTTGGGGAGAGCGAAACTAAGAGCCTTGCTTCACCACTAAAAGAAGAAAGGACTGTATGAGCAACCTTACAGACACCAATCAAGCTAGTGAAGACGAGCTACAGAGAGAATTGGAACGCCTATATAAATGCGTCGTATACGACCTTATAGATGATGTAGACCGAAAAGAGGTATGGATTAAAGAGGTCGGTATTGTAGTCAAAGCCCTCCTCCGCACCGAAAAGCTCAAGCTATTAGCAGAGGTAAGGGAGCGAGTGATTGGGGAGGACGAGCCTGGAATCACGAACATAATGATTGCAGCTGAGCACGCCGAGCAAAATAAGGCATTAAATAAACTGGAGGTAGAGCTATGAGAGAGATTAAGTTTAGAGCTTGGCTGACCAATGGAGAAGGGATTACCTATTCTAATGGCGACCACATGGAATATGACATTACAGTCCAAAATGGCAAGTATGCAGATGTAGAGTATGGATGGGATATTCATGGCTTATATGACTACCCGATAATGCAATACACCGGCCTCAAAGACAAGAACGGTGTGGAGATATTTGAGGGGGACATAGTCCGTGCGGGCTTTGACGGCGCACTTGCCGGGACGATCGTATTTGGCATGTATAAGCCCGTGATGAACACCGACGAATGGGAGGGGCATCAGAGCTTCTATATCGAGTGGCACGACTGGGACGGGATGACCCGTGGCGAACTGGGTTACTGGCTTCAGAAGAACATGGAGACTCAAGCATACGTCATCGGCAACATCTACGAAACCCCAGAATTATTAAAGGAGGTGAAATAGTATGAGTAACAGACCTATATTGCCAGCAGACGTACTTGCTAAGTACACAACCGTAGACTTGATTAATCTAGTTGCTGTTATATCTCAGATACTTGAAGGGAGGAATCATGACCAATCAGAATAACGAGCTAGACGACATTTTGTTAGATTTAGTTTTGCTAACTCAAACAGATGAGTACCAAGGTGAACGAGAAGTTAGGATTAGAAATGCTAAGCAACAGATACAAGCCCTATACGCCCCAAAGCCTGTAGAGAAAGTCAACAAAACACCTAAAACTGTTGACCTTACTAAAACCAAAGTCAACTTAATTGATATAGCTAGCCCTAACATGACACCCGAAGCAAGCAAAGTTGTTTCAGATGCTATAGAAAGGAGTGCTGAAGTAATGAATAAGAAGCCTGTAGAGAATGGGGGGCTACGAGAGCATATAGCTGATGTACTCGCACAATACGACAGAAGCCGTTCAACACCCACTGGCGACGCAGTAGAAATTGAAATAGAGGCGTCGGACAGGCTTGTAATCTATGCCACCGATGAGATAGCTAGCGTATTGGATAGGATTGAAGCAGCAACGCCTGATTATTGCAAGATGGACAGCTACAACCGTTCATTCCTAAAGGCAATGTATGAAAACACTATCGGTAAGGCTATCCAAGCCGAACGAGCAAAATTAAAGGAGGTGAAATAGTATGAGTAAGCAAATAGCAGAAATAATTAGTCTCAAAAACGAATATGGTCATTTTACTATCGGATATTACATGGGAGACAAACCAGACTTAAACAATCTACCTGAGTATGTACGTATAGACAAAAATACTTGGGATAACCCACAAGACCCAATAGTATATCAAATCAGCTCAGCTGACGGGTTCGCGGGTGAAACCATAAAATGGATGTTGAGTAATACAGGCATTGAACTATGAACCAACCACATAACACACAAGCCGAACGCAACAAACTAAAGGAGGTGAAATAGTATGAACCCTACGAATGAACAGGAGCTACGAGAACAGGTGCTTACAGAGTTCAAGCAGGTCTATAGACTCGCACCAGCCGACTACACGGAAAATTGTACCAATGTTGTAATGAGCATTGTTGAAGCCTACATCACCGCCAACTACACCCCGAACAGCGAAGTAGAGCAACTCAAGAGCCGTATCGCATGGCTTGAAGGAAAGATTGAGGGGTTGAGTAATGACAATCTTACACCCCATCTTACACCCCATCTTACACCCAAGAAGCTACCGAGGTTTGAACCATGACTAACCCCCTAATTACAGAAGCGGAGATTGTAGATGTCTAACGAACCAGATGCGTATTACGGTGACAGCGCAGAAACAGACGAGATTGACATGAGCTTTTTGGATTAAAATTATAGTGTCTAAATAGTTATCCACACGCTACCACTAGCGTATTTACAAAATGTGTTATTTCAGCCATCATGGGGGGTACCAATGGCAAAAAATGAGTTATCAACAACTGAGGGGAAGATGAACCTCAAACAAGAGCAGGTAGCGAAATTAAACATGCGCTACCGCATTGTTCGGTTCAGGGGTACGATATTATATGCTGACAGTAATGGGTGGGAGACACTCTTTTCTGACGAGTTTGCTCGTATCTGTTATGCAACATTGGGTGCCGGAGTACGCCAGACACAGATCAAAGACTTGCAGCACTATTTTTTTACCAACTCCGAGGATCTGACGAAGTACGCTCACTACATAGCTATGCCAGATGGCCGAGTATGGGATATGGAAAAACTCAAGTTTACCACTGACATATCAAATGACGATTGTGTTTACACAACTGCAATCAACCCTGGTGATGGTATGTCACACCGTGAATGGCTTGAGGAAGTCACATCAGGTGATACAGGTTTAGCCGATGATATTATTCAGGCATTAGCGCCCATATTTATGGCGAAGAAACCATTTGGCGTGTTCTGGTTCCTCGGTAATGGAGCCAATGGCAAATCGACCACACTTAAGGCACTGTATGCTATTTTTGGCTCCGACGCGCCGTACTCGCACAACCGGTGGTTCAGCCAGCTTACTGTCAAGCAGATTGAGGATGAGCGTGATACGCCAATGGTCAACGGGCGTCTTGGTAACGTCTGTCTTGAAAGTAACGACGGGCACATCAAAGACACTGGTGGGTATAAGAACCTAGCTGAACATAGCACTTTTAACGTCCACAAGTTCAACAGCCAGGACGGAGTGATGGTTGACGGTAATGTTCATACTATTTTCAATGCTAACAACATACCGACTTTCGCTGACAAGACCCAAGGTGTTCGACGTCGCACGTTCACTATCCCATTTCGAGCGAGTTTTCCACAGGACAATACGTTCGATGAACGCTTGTTCGCAAGACCTGGGTTCTTGTCAGACTTACTGGGTGAAATACTCCGTACAACGGTTAAAATCAAAGATAATGGCTATAGCTATAGTTTTAGTGAACAGACAATTAAAGCCAAAGAGGACTACGATGAAGAAGTGAATACTGCTGAGACGTATTTCGAGGAATTAGTGCGTAATGATATATGGGGTTTCACTAATTTTACTGAACTGACACGTGACTACCAGAAGTGGTGTGATGAGCGGAGTTATACGGCACTTGGCAAAAAGTCAATTGCCCACGCTGCAAAGATTGCAGGGTATGAACGGTCGGCGTATAGGCAGGACGGTAAAATTATTACTCGTTATGTATGTAATGGCTGGCCAGCAGAAGATTTGCTTGAAATAAGGACGCGGTGGGGTATGTTCCAGAAGTTTGACAGTGATGTTGAGCTTGAGACGACACCAGAGGTTAATGACAGCCTTAATCAACTATTAGCATTGGATATGTAATGATAACACTGAAAGATCAATTTGAGGAGTTTATACATCTTCCCTATGATGAGTACTGGGTAAAGAAGAAATCTAAAAGTAACACTGTCGATGAGCGTACTCTCATGTCACTGATAGACATTTGTACTGATACAGATGATATAGCGGCCGCCAAAATGTCGTTTGACCGTATTGAGGGGTTACTCGAAACACCTATACACATCAAGATACCGAAGTTCTATGTCCGGTATCTGAAAGCGATTGATGTCGAGCATAGTGAGCAGAAAGCGCTCGGGGCCCCTGAAACCGTAGCACCAGTGCAAGACGATAATTATGACCCTGCAACCGCAAAGCTGCGTGAGACACTCAGCCGGATGCGTACTATGCCAGAGCAGATTATACCGGCTATATTGCGCGTCAAAAAGGCTATCCAAGCTGGCAAGGACGTAAACCTCAAGCCACCACAGAAGATGCCACAGGTAAAGCATGTCATAGTCGCTAACTTACTGCGGAATGTCCGTAAGGGCCGATACCGCGCTATCGAACTCGTATTTGACCAGATTGACGGCCGCCTTACCCGTACTATTACTCTGCTAGGTGGTGAGGATGTCTATGTCGATGACTACACACTCCTGACAGCACCGGCCGGAGCTATCAAAGATGCTGAGGGTTACTATATAGCTGAGAATAAAGTAATGACTGCTGCATGGTTAAGGGGTTTTGCACAATCACAAAAGGGGCTTGAAATGCTAGCAGAAGGGCTAGAGAATGACTGAACAGAAATTACAAACAGAAATTACTAAATGGTTACGTCATAAAGGCTGCTATGTTATCAAGCTAAACGCCACCGCTGGTGTTCCTGTTGGCGCACCAGACGTTCTTGCACTCAAAGATGGGTTCTGGGTCGCCTTAGAAATAAAAGCCTCTAAAACGGCTCATAAGCAGCCCTTACAGCAAGAAACAATCGACAAACTTGACGAATGGAGCTATGCGAAGTTCGTATGGCCTGATAATTGGCCGTTAATACAATCAGAATTAGAAAGGATGTTATGACACTATTTCTTTGGGGAATCCTAGTTGGGTTTTTACTCTGTGCAATGCTCTGTGGAATTGCATGGTTTATAGGAGAATATCTTTGATAACAATACATGACGTTAAGCAGGGTACCCCTGAGTGGCATGAGTTAAGAAAAGGTAGGTGGACAGGCTCACGCGCAATCAAATTGCTCCAAGGCAAGCCATTACCAGATGATAGTGCTATCACAGCAAACAAGTACATGATGCGTGGCACTCTGCTTGAGCCTATCGCAATCCGTGAGTATGAGCATAACTACGAGACAGACGTGCTCCGGCCAGGGTTTATCACCAATAGTAAATACCCCACCGCTGGTTATAGTCCTGATGGTATCACTGGTGACATACTACTAGAAGTGAAGTGTGCTAACGGGCTTCGGCATGAGGCACTAGTGAATGGTGAGATACCACTTGATTACCTTGCTCAGATACATTTTGGCATGGTGATATGTGAGCTAAATAGCGCCAGGCTTCTTGCTTTCAACCCTGAATACAATGAGCAACTGACCGTAATCGAGATAAAGACTGATAAAGCTATTATCGACAATATCCGTTCAAAATTGGACTGTGCTAAAATAACTACATAACAACCACCCTTTTAGCGCTCCTATGCTACTCTTGGGTGGTTGTTTTTTTAACAAAACTCCCTTGCTAAGAGGGAGTATGTCAGGTGAGTGTATGACCTTATATTTATTTTGATAGACGAGTTGAGTTTAGGAGGCTAGATATCGTTTAACGTACAACACTCATTTTTATTATAAGCATAAGCTATTATTTTAGCTACTAGTTTACCCGACTACATGCTCAGGTGGCGGTATATAGCCCACATCATGCCAACCTTTGACAAGCTGTTGGCGTAAGTATTCTTTGCGTACCGCTTCATACTGAGCCGTCTGCTCGGCGTCATGGCCTGAAACGAATAACCGCACCATTTCACTGGCAAGGTGGCTTATCCGGACGTTCTGTTCGTAGTGCCACCCTTTTTCCACGTTATTTCTCAGCGGTTACAAGTTTTTTGAACGCTACCAACACAATGTTAATTACTGGTGTCAGCTGCCCAAACTCACTCGCTGTAGTAATGCTAATGAGATAGTCGAGTACTGCTGAGATAGCAACGTAACCAGCCACTTTTCCTATGTCTAACGCTTGTTTTTTTGTCATACAGAGTTTCATTTTTAGCCTTTCTTAATAAAGTTTTTTACTACCCCTATGAAGTTAATAAGCATACCCTTGATGGATTTAACAATCGTCAGGGTATCTTGAGTGTTTTTGGCTAGTATCGGGTCGTTGATGTATACTGACTTTTCAACAATCTTTTCAACTTCTTTGACGACTTCAACAGGTGGCTTGTTTTCGGCTAGTATCGGGTCGTTGATGTATACTGACTTTTCAACAATCTTTTCAACTTCTTTGACGACTTCAACAGGTGGCTTGTTTTCGGCGTTCTGTAGGGCTACTTTGGTGTCTGCGAGTTGTTGCTGTAAGGCATACATTTGCCCCTGCCAGTTATCGCGGAGCGCCACGACGCCGATGGTCTGTGCGTGTTGGGTTGTATCAGCTTCAGGGTCATCCGACAGTATCTCGATGGCTCGGAGGTCAGTTTGACCAACCAAGTGCTGTCTGAACTCGTCTCGCGACAGTTGTCTGCCTCTAAGCCGTTCCGCTAAGTCTTGCCCATACCGCCAATAGTAGTTATCTGCGTCTGGTATTGTCATATCTTCCTCCTCGATTACTCTTACGTTGCCGATGTCCTCGCTCCAACCAATAAACTTACAGTTATACCTCTGCTCGACCTGTTCGATTGATGTCCATATATCAGCGTAGGGTTTGTGAGAGATAGGGCTTGACCAGATTGTGCCGTCCTTATAGATAGCGACATGCCCCCAGTTCTTATAGACGCCGTTGTATGTGCCGAAGTGTGAGAACCAGACAGGCACATAGACACCTGATGGGAGGTTTCTATCTTCATGCCTAAAACTGATGCGGTTCCACTCATCGGTTGCCGTGGCACTTACTCGGTCTGCACCAAACGCTACCTCTGTATAGGCGAGACACCAGCCCAGCCAATCATTGAGCGCCCAGCCCCCAGAGAAGATTGTGGGGTCGAGGTTCGGGCTGACAAGCTGCTTCACTTGCTTGCCTCAATAGGTGGCAGACTCTTGTAGTAGTTGTACTTGACCATGACGTACGTGCCGTACAAGAATGTGCCGAACATGATAAGTATAATCAGGCTAACAATCTTCGCGTCCAGCCCTTTTAGTACCTTGTGCATCGTGCTTGAGTTCTCTAGTTCGCTGGCACGCTCTAGCTTCGTAATTCGGGTGTCATGGTCTAATATAACGGCCTTGCCCCAAATGACATGCTCGTCAAAATCTACCTGTGGCACTTGCGTTTGCTGCATGTCTTTGAGTGTCTGTTTGAGTTCTCTTAGGGATGCGTTGGTGGCGTTCTGAGCTACAGCCATATAGACAAGGTGTATCCCGACTTCTTCGATTGTCTTTGGTGGTTTTATATCTTCTGGCATGGCCTAGGCAGCCTCATAAGTGAAAGTTGCCGTCAGCTCGTGATTGGTTGCCCATGTGGATGGTACTGTGGCCGAATAAGTCGTGATCCCTAAAAAGGCGCCGTTTGTGGCAGTTGGCCGGAGGACTGCTGAGGTAGTGGTTTGCATGCCGACGAACCCCATAATCACGCCGAACCCGTCGAAAGCTGCCGTTACCCCGATTGGGGCGATGTTGGCTGTACTTGGGTAGGCTTTGGCGGTGACAGGAAGAGTGACGGCAACGTCGCCAGATACTGCCGAGCCAGTACCGAACTTCCAAAAAATCCGTCCATGGACTGTCTTACCGATTTGCGTATACGCACAGGTTAGCGTTCCACCAGCACCGACAGTAAGCCCTGTGAACGTTGGTGTCCATGCTTTCCATGCCCCACCAGGTTCACCAGCGGTTGTGGAGAGTTTCGCGTTCGTGACTGCACCAGCTTTGAGAGTGCCGTCGTTGTCATGTGAAGCAGCGAGCGTATCAGCCAAATTGTTGGCCCACGCAGTCGTAGGTCGTATAACTATAATGTCACCCACAGCACTACCCAAGTCAGTATACCCAGGTGCGATGCTATCTATTTCGAGATTAGCGCCACTGACATGGCCAGTGAAATCAACTGCGGTGGCTTCTGATATTACAGTTATTTCTTCGCTTGTCACAGGGTCTACGAATGTATGAGGTGTCCCCATGCTACCCATAAATGTGGCTGGGATATTATTTACTGTGTCAACGATTATTGTTGTTACGCCTGAATTACGGACTGTTTGGACTGTAGCGGTACTAGCGTTGCCAGTACCATCTGATGCTTTGATTAGATTTATGCTTGGCAAAATTATTATCCTACTCTTTCAGTTAGCAATTGTAGTTTCATACCCTTATCTTACAACAAAAAGAGAGCCTTTTACAGCCCTCTTATGCTTTTTGCTCAATCTGTTAAGAACTTGAGCTTTGGAGCGTTGCAATTGCACTTGCTTTGCGTCCAAGAATGAATGCGCCACCACGAGCGCGAAGTTGCAGTTCAGAACCGCCAAACCCAGGAACATCCTTGATGAACTTGCGACCACCATTCTTAGGGGTCATCTTCTGGGTAGGAGCTGCGATAGCTTTCTTATCAGCGACAACTGCTTTAACAGTTGGGTAAGCTGAGAAGTACTCATCAACAGTCTCAACAACCATTACGTTTTTGAGCTTACCAAGCAAGCCATTCAAGCCAGCCGTGTAACCCTTATCGCTACCATCGAAAGTAGTGATGAAAGCACGAAGTTGGTCAGCGAAGGTACTTGGTACCCATGCAACACTGTTAGAAGCCTCGCCACCACCGTTGGTGACAACAGTAACGGTATTGTAGAACTTCTGTAGCAAACCATTGAGGCCGGTCAAGGTAGTGCCATCCCAGGTAACGATGTTACCGCTTGGTCGTGCAGCGATTACTTTAGCAAGACAATACTCATCGAAGTCAGGAACGAACTTTTCGTCAATCCAAGCCTGTGCAGTTTCCTGTACGAGCGTACCGATTGGCGTGTCCTGAACCTGAGTGTCCTGGATGCGTAGGAATACGAAGTAGTTGTAGTCAAGCGTCCACTCTTGCTTGCCGTATTCAGCGAGGGTTACAGTTTGTGTAGTTGCAGTCTCGTCATAAACACCGAGGCTAGAGCTGTCGATGTCAATGTTAAGAACGCGGACGGTTGCAGCGTCAACAGTGTTGACACCGTTAGCGTCAAGATATTTAGCAACAGTCGAGCCAGCCTTTAGGCGGCGGTCAAGAAACGTAGCAGTACGAATACCGTAGTATGAAGCCATGATAAATCCTTATCGTTAAAAGTTATTTGTGTGCTGGTTCTGTTACCACGAATTATAAAGGATAACAAGTATAATTACAAAACTTTGTTATACTATAGAAAATGCAGGTGCCACAACACAGACTACCCCTAAGAGACTATCAAAAAGAGATAGTCCAAGCGTTCAATGATCCAAAGATTGATGAGCTCCTGCTTGTTATAGCCCGTCGTGGCGCGAAAACGACGACAACATTCAGCGAGGGTATCGTACCGGACTTAGTACGAAGGGTGCAAACAGCCGTTGCTGTATACCCTACTGCAAAAATGGGCTTCCGTAACTTTTGGAATAACATCGAGGATGATGGGTTCAAGACACTTGACCACATGCCAAAGCCATTAGTCGCCCGACAATCAAATAGCGAAGATGATATGCGCATGGAGCTTATCAACGGCTCTATATTTATGACGCTTGGTGCGACTAATACCGAGGCACTCCGAGGTGCGAACGGTAAGAACTATTGGTTTGATGAGTTTGCCGACCAACCTATTGAGGCAGTCAACGTGATTGCCCCTATCACTGAGCGCAACAAAGGCAAGCGAATATACACCGGTACGCCAAAAATAGATGGTATCAATGGTGAGACTATGCACCGTATGCACGAAGCGTTCAAAGCTGATAAGACCGGTACAAAGTACACCTGCTATATCGACGCTACCCATTATATGACGCCAGATGAGCTTGAGAGGACACGCCAAGGGTATATCTTGCGTAATGGCAACGACTTCAAGTTTAGACAAGAGATGCTGCTCGACTGGGGGCAAGCCAGTGAAACGTCATACTATGGGCAAATTATATCGCAGCTCAAAACTAACGGTGGTATTGGCATCTACCCATATAATGCAGCATACCCTGTCTATACAGCCTGGGATCTAGGTATGTCTGACGCCCTAGCCATTGTCTTTTTTCAGTATTTCAACGGTCAAATACGCATTATCGACTTCTTAGAGACATCAGATTTTGCCCTTAATAGTGTCGTGCCATTCCTAAAAACTAAGCCATATAACTATGGTTGGCACTTCCTGCCCCATGACAGCGCAGTCCGCAGCATGAACGATAATGTGAGCCGCCTAGACTACCTCTACCGTAATGGCATTATGAACGCCAGCACCTTGCGTCGTGAGGGCGTCAGTATTGGTATTGACCGAGTGCTAGAGAGGCTACCAAAAGTAGTCATAAATATAGGGACTACAGCTTCACTTGTCCGAAAACTCCCTATCTACAGGCGCAAGTATAACCCTGAGACTGGTGACTACATTGGTGCAGACCACAAGAGCGAGAGCCATGCTGCTGATGCTATCAGGTATATGTTCACCGCTATCCATTATTACTTTAGCAAAAAGGGAGACTTCCTCATCGAGAACGATGTACAGGAAACCTCCCATCTTGATATTGGTGAACGAGACTTAGAAACTACTTACTACTTTTAGGTCGGATGCTATCAAGGTACTCTTGCTCAAACGGTGCATCTTCTTTGTCGAGGTTGGTTTGCTTATCAGCCTCAGCTTCAATACTGAATATAGCTACCAATAGTTGTGTATCAGTAACATCACCACCTGACATTTTGCCAAGGTTAGCCATCATCTCACGGTTATTGCGAGCTTTGCGTAACTTAGCGACCCATTCTTTACCTAAGCGCCAACCAACATCACTCTGTCGGTTCACACCGAGATCACTACTCTCAATAAGGCCTTTGATTTGGGCTGGGCGGCTTGTATATACCGTTTCACCTGTTTTGATGTTGAACCAGTCGATTGCTGTTGCCATTGTTTTATTCTCCAAAAAACTTATTTAATGTTGCTTCTGCGTCGTTGGGGTCAATGTCGCCAGCCCCAGCATCACCACCTACATCACCACCTACATCCATGCGGTCTGCTGCCGTCTGCTTGCTCACAGGGATAGCGGCTGCCGGTGCGGCGGCTGGTGTCGGCTGGAAACCGAATGCCATAACATACGGCTCCATAACATCAGCATAGTAATCCTCAATATCAGGGGCAGACAATATGAGGTCTTTTTCAGCGTCTAGCTTAACTGTTTTCATGTAGTTTTTGTAGACTTTACCCTGCAACTGAGGGTATTTATCAAAGATTGGTTTATATTTCTCAATTACTCTTGTGGCACCTTGTTTGAAATTAGAGTTTACCTCAGCTAGTTCACGAGCTGACGACTTGATATCAGCTACCTGCTTATCGAGCTTATACTGCTCATTCATAAGCCACTGGGTCGCTTGTTCAGTAGTCATAGTACCACCTGATAGGTCTACCACGTCTTGAGGTGACCTTATCTCTTTGCCGGTACTTTCATCTACCAAGGTGTTCGACAACCCCTGTGGGTAGTATGCTGCAAGCACCTCTTTTTCGGCTTCTTCCAAGGCTTTCCCACTATTTCGCTCTTGGTCACGGACATCAGACATAATCTGGCGTACTTCCTCGGCAGTTAGCGGCTTTGGCTGCTCTTGTGCTGCTGGCTCACCTTTTTCCACTGGCGACTCGTCTTGCGCTTTTGGATCTTCACTTGGCGGTGCTTGTGGTTGTTTGGGCGCGTCCCCTTCGGCCTCTCCTGCTGGGGTATCTCCACTTCCGGTTTGGTCACTATCGGGTGCGGTTGCAACAGGCGGGTCTGCAACGACTTCGGTGGGTAGTTTATTATCATCATTGAACATTGTATCCAAATCATCGTCCATACGTTAACCCCTCTACTTTTTTAGCTAAATCATCTCTAAACTGTCTCAAGTACCCGACCAATAATTTGTGAGCTGCTATCTGTGATTCTACTGATACCCCCTGTATCTGTACGATTACGTCAAAGGTATTATGCTTTAGTATAAGCTCATCAATATCTTTGAGCTGTTTCACCAGAATAGACACATTATTGTGGTCAACATCTGATGTATTGTCATCTGACATGACACTACTGTTAAAATTATAATCTAAATCTACTTCACTCATATAGCTAATGTTATATTTTTATCTACGTTATGTAAATAGATTGTAGGTTATATTACATCATTTGCTGTGGTTGCTGCATTTGGGGCTGTTGTGGCATAGCAGCTAGTTTCTGAGACAGGTCAGGTACAGCTTCTTCGATAAGCTCATCTTGAACAATACTAGCCTTCTGAGCAGCTACTGGGTCATTCGGGTTGTCGTTCTGTTTCATAGTTACTAAAGTATCTTGTAACTCAGCCCGTTTTTCATTAGTGAAGTCGTCTTTACTGATAGTCGTATCAACGGTTATGTCTATCTTCTGTATGTAGTCATACAGTTCAGTCCAGTTCACGCCAAGCGCATTAGGGTTAGTCGGGTCGCCGAAACGTCCTGGTGATATAGCTTCAATATCTTTTTTGGTATCATCGTCAACATACAATATGCCGGTATCATCCTGTTCGCTGAGGAATAAGTCAAGTGCAGATAGTATGTATTGTTTGATAAAGTCTTGGACAATGTTCGTAATCTCTTGGCTGGCGTCGTCAATACCAGCTCGCTGTGTCTGAGCACCGATACCCGTCTTTGACTGGCCGATTGCGCCAAGACTTGCCCCTGGGTTATACCCAAGCATGTTCAAGATTTGACCACTGATTTCTTGGCTAATTTTGTCATACTGTTGAGCAGTTGAGGTATCAAGAGTGAGTAGCCCAACTTTGGCATTTGGGTCGGTAGAGCTGATTGTGCCACCAGCTTTGAGAGCTGTTGAGCCGGTGAATAGACCAGTTCTGACCACTGTTGGGTCACTGTTATAGAGCCATGTGGTAGCTACGTTCTGGCGTAATGCCATCATCAAGTTCTGGTTAGGGCTGGCGAGGCGTACACGGCTATCACCAAATGGCGAAAGTTCGGCAGGGTCAATAACCATGAATATAACACGCGGGTAGCCAAACTTTGAACGGTTTGGCACGTTACGGATACTCTGGCTCAATGTGGGGCTAAAGCTGGTAATATCATCGTCAGGGTCAGAACTGAGGCGTGTAACTATTGTATAGGTGTCAGATGATGTTGCAGCGGTCTGCTCACTTGGTATCAACCACTCTGAGTATTCAGTAGCACCTGTCCCGTCAGGGCCAGCATCAATAAGAGCTTTTATAGCCTTAATATTCCAAGTAGTATTCTTATTGTTTTTCTCTTTCGCGTATATTTTCTTGAGCTTAGTAGGGGTAAACTGCGTTTTGACATAAAAATAACTTGATAAGTTGGCATCTTGTACGCCTGGTTCAATACCAATATCGCTAAAATGTAGCAATGATGGGATGACTCCATACTGACCATACAGATTGGTGGCTTTGACTTGGAAGGCGTTAAACCCTCGTGTGACTGCACCACGGCCACCAAGTTTTAATGAGCCAATAAACCCTTTGCCAAAACTAGTAGGGTTAAGGATATTATCATTGACGATATGACGACAAATAAGAGCTTGCTCAGTTAGTTTTGAGCCATTGATAGCGACCGATATAACAGGTGGCTGTTTAATGGCTTTGTTCATCATCTGGCGGATAGCACCAGCGATAGTTGTATCACCGACATTTGGCTTCTTGCTATTACTCTTAGGGTACTGGGCATTAGCGATAGTATTTAGGTCACGAAAATCATGGGTGTACCCATAGGTAAACTCTTTTGATTTCTTCCATTCAGCTATGTAATCTGTAACATCAGTCATATTGTTTATCCTTTGTTTATATGATATCACCTATTACGCCAACATCTACTTTTTCGATGCTAAATGATTTTAGGCCAAATGAAGTACCGTCTGAGTTACTATATATCCTAAAATTAACTTCATTCACCACTGGGTTTGGCAGTTTCACTCGTAGCCGCTTAGATATCTTGAGCGAGCTACTGTTCTCGGAAGCTACAGGCATGGGCGTTGACCAGCCAATAAGCCTGTTCTTAAACCCATTGTACATAAGACGTGGGTTGCCCCAACCACCTTGGCTGGGTGCGATGACACTACCGTTAGTGAATGATTTAGTCTTAGTTTTAACTCTATTGGTACCACCTTTTTGGTTGATATATGACACCTCACAATATACGGTACCAACCCAATCTGTGACATAAAACACACCCTGGACCGCTGCCACAAAATGGTTACGACCATTAGAAAACGGCATCAAAGAGCCACGTACATCCACAGTAAATGGTACCGGTACCCCTGCGGTATCTTCATCTTGCGCGACAAAGCCCTCAACGAGTTTGTATATTTTATTACCTTGTCTGATATAGGGGAAACTTGCCTGGTTTGGCGGTGATACTGTGCCTATCCAATCAGCAGGTAAGTCCCAAATAGCCCACTTAGGGGCGTCTATGTTCACAAGGTCATAAATAATTATCTGGTTATTGTAGTTGTACCTTTGTGATGGGACAGTCATAAGTACATAGTTGTTCCATGCCGTACCAACTATCTTGTCAAAGTTAGCATTTTTAATGCTTGCATAAGTATTGGCTATTTGATTGCTAATGATTGACTGTGACAGCACATTCTGTATTTGAGCCTTAGTATCAATAGAGTTGACACCATTTGAGCCAGGGAATATCAATTTACCTAGATAATTGACCACGCCATATTTCGCATAGACAGCATTTGCCCCAGTGTTAAGACTTTCATAGTCCCAATATTGTTTGGCTTGGTTGCCGTAAGTAATCGTTTTCTGGCTAATAATATCTTGCTTACCGATACCGTCAACACTACTTGAGATAGAGAATAGGCTTGGTACGTTCTGGTTGTTACGGAAGCCAACAACAGAGGTAGGGTAGTAATCTGTGCCCTTGTTAAGCGGCATTGTCTGCGCCCCATCACCAGGGCTGAACGAGATACCAGTGTCGGTGATACCGGCAAAGTATAAGTCATAGGGGCTATCAGGGTTGCCGTATAGGACTGGCGTATCACCAGCCATCGTACCGGCACTAGCCTTAACGCCAGCGGTTGTGTTTACTGTTGTGCCTACCCCAGCGGTGATATCAAATGGTACTGAGCCATTATCAGAGAATGAAGTAGTGGCAAGCGGTATTTTATCGCTCATTTTCATCAAGTCACTCGCAACTGGGGTAGTCCCCGCTATGGCAACCGCTCCCCATACAATACGCCCTGTAGCACCAGCAGGGGGTGTGTCATTAAATGCGATAGTCAGGTACTCAGTACCGTCAGATTTCCATGTAGAACGGCTTTTTGATACGGCTTGAGTTAAGATTTTAGCTTCGTTTATACCGGTATCGCCACCACCGTCAGAGCTGTAGGTTATCGCATAGTATGCCTTGAACGCACCTGATGCCGTAATGCCAGTCGCAGTTGCGGTTAGGGTACTAGTAGGCTGCACAACCGAGGTAAACACCGTCATATTAAGTGTTGCGAGGTCGATATAGCGTAAGTTGTCTATACCATTCATACACAGCAAAATGTCATTAGTCCGCATGAATGTCGTGATAACGCCAGCCGTAGTCGTGATGGTGTTGCTACCACCACAATTTGTCCATGAGGTAGCATTTTCTTCGCAGTATTTCACTTTACCTGCATCAGCAATAAAGAAGTACAGATGCCCATTATAATAAACTTTGGCAATTTCACCATTGAAGCCAACTGTATCAGGTAGCCAGCGCTTTTTCGTGAGACGTTTAACGATATTATTCGCATTGTTTACCCAAGCATTACGGCCATAACTGTAACTATTTATCGGTATATTATAGTCGCCACGCTCATCAAGACCGGCACTAAAACTGACCGCATCAGTTGATGTGATAGTTTGTTGCTTAATTTGTACCGGACGATCTACAGCCATTACCAGACCCCAGTGACATACCCATAATTGCTAAATTGTGCGTCATAGCTCTCGTTTGTAGCATTGTTTATAGCTATCTGCTTATCTAGCTCGTTCTTATATTTCTGAGCGAATGATGGGCTGAGAGCTACTTTAGTGACATTAGAGAGTGTCATGTTCTTAGAGATACCATATACGGCAAGTTGTCTGCTTGGTAAGAGAGCTATACCACTATCATCGGTTGTGGTTAGGCGTGGATGATATTGTACGACATCAAGAATTAGCTTTGAGCCGACCTCAGTATCATTTGGGGCCCGTGATAACACTATATGGTTAGCTACGAAAGCAGCCCTATTCGGGGTATAGGCAGCGTCAGGGTCGTCATTCGACGTTTGGCTTGGGTCAACCAGCTTGAAACTAGCTAGTACCGTACCGTCAGTGGCAACTATTTTGACATACTTGTTCTGGTTAAATACAGGTGTTCGGTATTCCTCTGGCAACTCAAAGCTATAAACAGACGTATTCGAGATTGTCGCCAGCTCATAGCCATTTTCGCGTAATTTGCTCCAATATGCTTCTGTCTCATACTCATCAAGCCATAGGTTAAAACCACGGATAAAATCGTTTCGAAAAGTAGTTAAATCATCACCATCATCATCGTTTTCAGTGCCGTTAATAGAGAAGTATACATCTTGCGCTAGGTTTGTAATGTTATCGAGTGCTGCCATATCTTTTATTGTACACTTCCTTGGGTGATTTTATGGACTATTTCAGGCCGTTTTATGTTAATTATAGGGATATTACTCGTACCTGACATCCTACTCATATCATACTGACGGACATTTGGTGCATTTACGCCACCTAAACTGAGTGTGCCGAAGTCAGTCCCCATCTTTTTGCCAGAGCCAGAGCCAGAGCCAGAGCCAGAGCCAGATGTTTTGGCGGTGTATTTATTCTTCGTTGGTTCACCATCTTTATATGAACCACCAACCTCAGTCAACATTTGATCCATTTCCCATAGGCTTTGGTACATCTCATGGTCATCATCTTTGCCATCACCGTCACCCATTTCGCGCCACTCAGCCTCAGTGGTAGTCTGGTAAGACTTCAATCGCTCATACGGCACGTTGTTTTTCTCGAGTACGTCATCTCTGGCTATCTGTACTTTCAGCCCAGCTATATCACTCTTTTTAGCCATTGGGTCAGCCTCTAGCATCTGCAATTTAACTTGTCTAGCAGTACGGTCAGTCGCATAATCACCGTTCTCACGCCAGTTACTATCACTATCAGCGGTAATACCAGCGCTAATACCCTTTGTCACTTTCTTTTGAATAGCTGTAACTTGTTCGGGTGTAAGGTCTTGACCTCTGGTAATCTGAGCCCGTACCTTCTCATCGACTAAGCTCATCAGGTTATCATTCTGCAAGACACCGTACTGGTCTAACTGAGCATATGTCTCATTTGCGACGTTCTGCGATTGTTGTACATCTTCTGAGCCCTGACCCTGTACTGAGCCTTGTGCTCCAAAGAATGTGGCAACAGGGTTAGGATTATGGAGCTCATTACCGTACATATCAGTCTTGGCTATCGTATTTACCTTGTTATTCAACACAGGTATACCACTAGCAACATTATCAAGAAAATTACTGATAGCATCTTTTGTGGTGGTGTCGTTCTTGGTACTATCAGTCATTCTCGCTATCTGGTTAAGCAGCGCACCAACTGGCGTATATGCGCGAACCAGTGACGTAGCCGTGTTTTTCACCCATTGGTCGCCACCTCTGCCATCAATACCAGCAAAAAACTTAGCAGCACTCTCAGTCGGTGATAAGTTCATCACAGCACTACCAATACCTTTAGCTATGTCCTCGGCACTCGTTGCATCTTTTATGTAGGCTGGAACCATTAATGGCATAGCCAACGCTCCAAAATAACCAGGGATACTGAAATATTGGCCAGCAATCTTAATAGAATTAGGTTGTATACCCTCAGCTTCCCATCTCTCACGCTCGGCAGGGTCATTCTCAGGATAAGGCCCAGTGATGATGCCTGACTGTGCAAGCCCCCAGCCAGCCGCATATAACATTGCACCAGAACCGCCATGCACTTTCGCGCTATATAGTAAATCAGCTTGTTTCAATTTATCACCACCAACAAATGCAGCATGTATAGCCTCTGGTACACCTAATGTAGCCCGTTTTGCCCCACCAACCAGTGAGCGACCGATAACAGTAGGGAACCCTACTGTGAGGCGTACAGCGGCCTTAGCAGCCATCTGAGCAGCTTTGCCACCACCTTGACCAGCAATAGCGTTAGCAAGAGTCTGTTCAATCTTCTTACTATGAGCTAAGGCACTAAGAGCGTTTTCTTTCATAGCCCATGCTTGATAGTGTGGGACTATACCTTGTGGGTCAGCATCAAGCATGTACTCAATGTCACGTGCCAATCGGTCGCCAGTGAGCCCTTGGGCCTTGAGCTGTTTCTCATAGAACTTATACGCTCGGCCATGTGCAACAGCTTGGATATTACCCTCACCAAGCGTGTTCATGGTTGTAGACCACTGTTTAACACCTTTTACGAACCTATTGCCGTCTAATTGATTACGAGCCTTGAAGTCAGATACAACTTGGCGATTACCTATTTTGTTACCAAGTTTTGCGCCTTTAGAGCTATAGCCACCAAAGCCAAACATTCTATTCTCAAGTCTGATACCCGTTGTGTTCAAGTAGTTACGTGTGCCGGTACCGGTACCAGAGAGCATATTCGCGTCAATCCAGTCCATCTGATACACACCAGCCTCTTTTTCGGCCGCTTGGAGTGCCTTGAGCGCCGCTGGGTCTGTATTATCCTTCAACACGCGCTGTGCAATGTTGAACTGCTCAATGAGTGAGTTTTCCTCAGCGGCTTGAGCGGCTTGTTTAGCTTGCTTCCAAACAGCGAAGTCATCAGCAGATTTTGTTGCGTTATACCGGTCGCCAGCTCTATTAGCGGCATCACGGGCATTAGCAAACGCATCTTCTGCAGTATTTACTCGTACAATGTCACTATCAGTGAGCCGTAATGGGTCCTCAGTGACACCATATAGCTTGCTAATAAACCTGTTTGCCAACTGTTTGCCAGATGAGGTCCGACGTGTCTCTCGGTTGAATAACGACAAGCTTTGACCAGCCTTGCTACCACCGGCAACCTGAGCTTTTGACATAGCAATATATTCAGGTGAGTTCTGTGGGTATCGGCCACTACTAATCATACCCTTAAGGTTACGAGCACTCTCCGCGCTAACAGTACCAAATTGGTCTATCTCTCGCTGCGCTTGTGTCATAACGTCAGCCGCGCTCAAATTAGCCGTGTCAATAGCAGCCTGAGCTTCCTCAGCCGCGTTATGGGCTACCTCTATAACATTACCGTTTTCGCCTTTACGGAACTCATTAGTCGGGACAAACCCTGGGTTGCCTGACTGTGGTTTTGGTGTAAGGTCAGGAGCATTATCGAATAACTCTTGGCGTTGCTGGTTTACCTTATTAAGCTGCTTCTGCTTACTCAATTGTTTACGAGCAGCCCGTACCATAGCCTTAGTAACAACCTTACCATCAAGCCCAACACTACCGACTTTCGGAAGTGGTGCCGGTGCAGCCGCGACAGGAGCATTAGCCACAGCTTGTGTCTGAGCACCCAATGGATCAGTCTGAGATGATACACGGACCGTACCAGGTGTTTCTGGCAAGTTTGCAGGTACGTCGGTAACTTGCTGAACATCAATACCTTTGACTTGTTTGACTTTAATCGGAGTACCAACTGGCACATCAACTTGTTCACCCTGAGCAAGTAATGACTGTTTGTCACCAATTTGGTTAGGTGCGTCATCAAAAGCTTTCTGTAGACTTGGTTCACCCCTACCTATGCGTAACTGTTGTTCGGCCATATCACGCCACTGATCTTTTGTCAGTCGTTTGCTACCAGTACCAGGAGCACGGAAATTATTAGTTATACGAGTACCTGTTGCTTG